TCAGGCGACGTTCTCTGCGGCATTCGCCGCGAGACGTAAGGGCATCTGGAATACGTTGTTGGCCTGCTCCGGAGCGACCTTGCGGACGCTTCGGGCCGGACGATTGATTCGTGTCCACTCCGCGATCGCGGCATCCGTGTCGGCATGCTTCCGGGTAGCCCGGCACCGGCCCTCGACGAAGTGGCCGCCGCCGGCAGCCAGGCCGCGCAGGTCGTGGATGTGGCGCGCGCTGTGACCGGCGGCGCAGTCCGGCAGCGGCTCGGGGTGGCTGATGTGTCGCTGGGTCATGCTGCATTCCTTTCGCAAAGGCCGAGGTCAGAAGTGCAACCACCGCCGGCCTGGGCCTGGAAGAAGAGATCGAATTGCCGGCCACCTCGGGCGGTTCGGCTCCATTCGACCAGCGTGTCGATCCGGGAGTAGCTGCCGGGCCGGTCCACGTCGGTGGGGTCGGTGACGGCAGGGAAGAACGTGGCGCTTCGCCGCTTGTTGGCCGAGGCCACGATCTCTTCCCACCGCCGGATCCGGTCGATGTGGTCGGGGAACAGGTCAGCGATGTTCCTCAGCTCGCTCTTGCGGCAGTTAATGCAGGGCATGCATCCGACTCGGCCCATGCCCAAGGCGTACAGCGGGTTGGGTGCGATGCCGTGTTTCCGGTGCTGCGCCCACACCTGCTCAACGGACCAGTCAAAGATCGGCCGCCAGACCATTGAGCCCGACTCGTGACGGTTGAAGCGGGGTTGCTTGGCCCGATTCGCGGATTCGTCAGCGCGGATGCCCAGCCACTGCAGGACCGGCCCCGCCTTGAGCATCGGGCCGACCACCTGCAGGGTGATGGGCAACGTCTTCAGCTCTTCAGTGCAGAACTGTGCCATGCGCGAAGGGAACCGCCCCTTGCTGATGCACAGGTCCAGGAAGGGGTTGCCGGTGGGCTCGTGGAGAGCGGCAGCTTGCTGCACGATCTCCTCTGGGATGCCTTCGCCCGGCCAGCGTTCCAGGATATAGGCGCGGTGCTGAGCGAGTTGGCGGGTAAAGTCGGCGCGCACGGTTTCAACCACCGGCCCGCCGGTGCGGTTGGGCAGCTCGGCGATGTAGTCGTAAACGCGCTGATCCTCGTTGCCCGTATCGGCGAACACGGCCCGGAAGGGGCGGCCCAGCTCGATGGCCCGCAGGTAGACCGCAGTGCTGTCCTTGCCACCGGAAACGTTCACCAGGTGCTGGATCTTAGCCACGGCGCACCTCCATGCGGTTAAAGAACCGGCGCACCAGGTAGCCGCGCACGATCGAGATCACCGTGTAGACGACGGTGATGCCGAAGGCCGTGCCGGCCCCGACCGAGTAGCCGAAGGCACCCATCACGAACGGCGTGACCGCCCAGGAGATCCCGAAGCCGATTGCCGTGCTGACGTTGGCCTCAAGGAAGGATTGCAGCTTGGTCTGGCTCATACGTCCTCCCGCAGCCTGGTGCGCAGGTCACGCGGCGGCTTCACGGTGGCCAACGTGACGGTCACCGCGCGAACGGACTGCGCCGTGGCAGAATGCCTACCAGTCGACAGGGGATCAAAGGAATGAGCACATGGCGTGGGGTTTTTCGCTGCGATCGGCTGGGTGTAGATGACTGCGTCGTCTGGTGGGACGCCTTGGCTGCGGCCGGAAATTGGGCCACAGTCGTAGTCGCTGTTTTTTCTCTCTGGATCGTGTGGATCGGGACATTGGCCGCTGTTGGATCTGCATATGCAGTCTGGCGCTTGGGGCGAGAGGCAAATCGGCTGGCGGCAGCTCCGTCCGAAGTTGCAAAACGTCAGGAATCGCAGGAACGCGTTGTTCTTCTCTCCGCGCTGTACGGTGAAACATTGTTCGTTTCGAGTAGCGCTGGCGCGTTGTACAACTTGATCGGCAAAAAGTACGGTGTCGAGCACATGCTGGACACGAAGGTCAGCCGGCAAAATGGCGCTAACGCGCTGCGTGAATTGTCCATGCCGCTCACAATGCAGGTTATGGGAAGACTGCATGTGTTGCCTGCCGCAGAATCCAGCTCTCTTGCGCAATGTTTGGGAATCATCTCCATTCTCCACACGTCCGCTGATTCGTTTGAGGCTGCGGATAGAGGCGTCGAGCGGGCTGAAGGTGTGATTCGACGGGTAATCAGCGACTTGGGGCAATTGGAGCAACTGGCTGACCGGTTGTCTGGTCTGTGCGAGCAACAGATCTACAGCAGTCAGCATTGAGAGGGGGGCGAAGCGATCAGACATTCCCCACCCCCGGCGCGGCATCGCGCTGGTCGACGTTCATGGGCATAGAAGGCTCGGGTGCCGAATGGGTCATCGGACCCTGATCGTGAGCGCTGCCGATTCGCCAGCTACCGAAGACCGGCCGTCCGCTCACCGCATCCCATAGCATCAGCCGGGTGCCATCGGTAGGCGCTGTTTCGATTGGCTTCCACTGGTCGATGCCCTGCGCGGGCGGTCCCAGGAACAGGTCCGCGCGGTCCGGGATTTTTGTGCCGTAGAAGGTTTCGGGGTAGAACCAAACCTCCGGGCTGGTGTGGCCGCCGTTCTGGCGCACCTGAGCCACCGGCACCTGGCGGCCGCCGAGGTACTGGGCGAGCGCGCATGCGAAGTCGGCTGCGAGTTCAGTCGCGATGTAGGTCGCGAAGTCGTGTCGACGCATCTCGCGGGCGAAGAAGTGAGCGATGTAGCAGCGGGCGCCATCGCTGGTGCTGAGCGGCGCGGCGGGCTTCTCGGTTGTCATGGGTGGCTTCCCTTCTCGTGGTCTCTGATGCGGTCGATGAGGTAGGTGGCTTCCTTCCGCCATTTGTCGCGGTCGAAAGAATTCAGGTTTTTGGCGAGGTAGTGGAGCTGTTCGAGCGGCTGGATCAGCCAGGTGATGCGGAAGGGCATAGATGAGCGGTGGTCGCGGAGCGGGGCATGCGGCCGGCAGTCCGGTCCTGCGAGCCATTCGGCTTCGTCGCAGTCCAGGCATCGGCCGTCACCGTTGCTTCCGGGCGGCCATCGGTGCTCCTGCCTTCCGACAGGCGGGTGCAGGTAGAGCGCGCGGATGGTCAGATTCCGGCGCCGCGGGTTGGTCACGTCCTCGGGCTCGGCCTCTTCCCAGGGCTCTCTGCTGCCCCGGCGCCGGCACTCGTAGCGAACCGGCTTCTGCGGGCCGTACAGCTGCGTCAGGAAGGACTCTGCCCAGGCCTGCACCACGGCCGCCGGCACTGGCTCGCCCGCGGCGCCTGCACGGCGCATGGCGCGGACGGTTGAGGCCACGGTGGGTGGGGTGGTGACTGACTCAGCCATCGCGGCCGCGCCTCCACGCGTCGGGCACCTGGGTGGCGCAGAGCAGAGCGCCCATGAGCAGGTAGACGCCGGTGTCTTCGATGCCGGCCCAGGCCATGGAGAAGGCGACGGCCGCGAGCAGGGCGCCCAGCAGCACCAGCCCGCCGGCGCGCCAGTGGCGAATCAGCCCGCGCATCGGATCTGCTCCATCAGGGCGGCGAAGTGCTCGTCGTGGCGGCGCTGCAGCCAGGCGGTGGCCAGCAGGGCACCGGCTGCAAAGCCGACGATCAGGCCGAAGGCGAAGTCGATCCCGCTCACGCTGCATCGCCTCCGGGCGCAGGACGGGCAGCGAGGGCGCGCGCTGCCATGCGGTTCTGGACGTCCTTCGAGTACCCGGCCCGGACCAGCTGGCCGACGGCGGCCCGGGAATCCCAGCCGCATGCGATGGCCTGCCGGCGGACGGACTGGGCGCGGTAGAACTGCTCGGAGGTCGTGACGCTCATGCGGCACCGCCTTTGACGCGAACACTCGGCTCGCCGGCGACTTCGACAGATGGGTAGAAAACGCGGTACTTGCCGGTTTTCAGGTTCTTCGTTCGCACACTGATCGAAGCCCATGGCTTGCCGTTACAGCTCGTGTGCAAGTCGACGGTGGTGCGAACGATCAGTGCTTCCCGTTCGACAGGGGGATGGCCATAGCGCTGCGATCGAACGATGCAGAGCGCGCCCGGCGGATATGCATCCCAACCAGCGTCAAACGCCCGCATTGCGGCGTCTTCGAGCACCGAGAGGCTGGTATCCAGCGCCAAGCGATCATCGTGGTACTGGCGGCTCATGCCGCGGCCTCGCCGCTGACGGCCTGGCGCAGCTCGGCTGCCGCGCGCTGCAGATCTGCGGCGGCGGCGTCGGCTTCCTCGGCGGTGAAGTAGACGCGGCCGGCGGCACCGACGTGCATCGCGACTTTGTTGGAGATTGGCTGCACTTCGAACCGGACAGGCCCGGTCGAGCTGCTGAGGGTGAGGGTGGCCATGAAGTCTCCGTGCCCCGGCCCGGATGGGCTGTTACTGGGGCGACGAAGTAAAATTACCTGCGGGTATGTTTAATGTCAATACCCGTGGGTAAGCACATTATCGGGAGCGGGTAATGGAAGGCCATGGCGGCGACGAGCCATATCCTGCGGTCTGCTCTGCCGTTGGATTTACCGCGACGGTGCTTGCTGCTAGCGTTCCTCGAAACAACACATGGAGGTGGTCACATGAGTGGGTTCGAAATGGGGTACGGATTGGTGATGCTGTTGATCTTCGGACTCGGAGCGGTCCTGACCATCCTCTGGATATTTGTTCCGTTCGCCGTCTTCGGCATCAAGCCACTGCTCAACGATCTGATCCGCGAGGTAAGAACGAACAACCAGCTCAGCGCAGAGATACTGGCCGAGCAACGCGCTGCCGCCAAGGCGCGCATCATCCAAGAAGAGCGCCCCCTGTAGGGGCGCTATGGAGGAGGGCTTGGCTGCCCTGTCAGGTCACCAGTTGTCGCCGGCCTTCCGGGTCACGAGCGACGCATTGATCTCATCTCCGAACATCAACAGCTTCGGGCGGATCTTGTCCATGTCCTTCGTGCTTCGAACCGGGCCGTCGAACTCTGGCTGCCGTATGCCTGCGTTGATCTTTGCCGGCCAGTGCAGCCGAATGTTGCTGAAGGTCAGCCTGAAACGCTCGTCCTTCGCCTCAAGCCGCATGGTGAAGGGCACCGTCCAATCGGGCTTTCCAAGGCACTCCCACGCGCTCGCGCACGGATAGCTGATGTTGCCATTGCCGATGATGGTCCCGTCATCCTTGCTCTCGTACTCGATGACTGCCTTGGCCGACTTGAAGTTCTCGGCAATCCACTGTCGCCCTGCGGTGTAGATCGCCGCCTTGTCGTGGCCTGGCGCATCGAACACCTGCACCAACGTGCGCTGTTCTTCAGTTAGGTCGGCGGCGGCTGCCACCATTGGCAGGAAACCCGCCACAGCCAGCATCCCCAGTCGTACGACGATACCCATCAACTTCCCCTGTCAGAAACGCCTGAAACCAGCGTGTACGAGTGCGCGACCCTGGATGGAAAGCTCGTCCGGCTCGCACCGCCATTCTTTGAAGTCCGGATTGGCGCTGACGACGTACATTCCATCGACCCGCTTCTGCAGCATCTTGATCTGGGTCTCGCCGTCATAGCTGATCAAGTAGTAGTCGTCGCCATCGAAATAGTCGACCGCCGTATCGATCCACACAATGTCGCCGTCCTCGATCTTTGGCCTCATCGAAGGGCCACGTCCCGTGATGATCTGAATCTGCCCTGGCCGGGGCAGGAAGCCCAGCTTGCGCCGGACCTCCCACTCAGCAACCTCCATCACTTGCATCACTTCAGGGAAATCCTGATTCACCACGCCTACCCCCATTCCGGCTGCTCCTTCAAGCAGATGGAAGCGAACGTAACCGGGTGGGGTCTCAGTCGCTAAGACGGGTGAGACGGAACGACCGTCACCGAAGTGATCAGGGAATGCGTGGGCAAGCGTTGCCAAGGTGTCCTCGCCAATGCGCTTGCGCCCGGCCTTGCCAGGTTCGTAGAGCATCCGCGAGACGTAGCTGGCGTCTTTGCCAATTTTCGCGGCAATTGCTGCGACACCGCCGCGCCCCAGGTCGTCAGCCAAAGCCTTCAGCTGGGCCCGGCGATGTTCGTATTTATCCATCCGTGTATTCCACGATTCCATTACCTGCAAGTAAATTGCCTGCGGGTATTGATTGATTCCTTACCTGCGGGTATTGTTTTGGTCATGGAGACCCTACGCATCTACCTTTCCACGTTGAGCCCGCCGCAACAGGCGCAGTACGCGGCCCGCGCTCGCACTTCTATTGGCTACCTGCGCAAGGCACTCAGCAAAGGGCAGCGGTTCGACGGCGGGTTGGTGCGCCTGCTGCATGTCGAGAGCGGCGGCGCCGTTTCTCTGCATGAGCTGAGGCCGGACATCTGGCCCGAGCCGGAGGATATGGGGCAGACGCTGCGCGAAGCGGTCGGAGCGCTGGTCGACAGCCGCATGAGCAAGCGCGCTCTGCGGGCGAAGTTCGGTTTCAAGACCGACGCGCCCCTGGCGAAGCTGCTGAAGCTGCCCGTTGAGCAGGTGGAGGCTTGGCCGGAAGAGCAGGGCGTTCCCGCGCTGCCGCAGGTGCTGAGGCTGCTGGGCGTGCAGGAGACGCCGCCGACCGCTCAGGACGTCCCGCACGATCCCGACGCTGACCGAATCATCAACGTGGAGGCTGCCTGACATGCGCGCGCTGCCTGATAAGTGGAACTTCCGCCTGTGGCTGCGGGAATGGTTGAACCAGCCATCGCAGGCCGCAGTGGCAGAGCGAAAGGCCGCAGAGGCCGCAGCAAGAGAGTTCTTCATGGATCTCGAGCGAACAGCCGCTGCGACCCCTACGTGCTCCCTCAAAGTTGTCGAGGGAGTGGTAGTGGGCTTGACCGCCGGCTTCAGAGATTCCGCGAGTGCAGAACCGAGGAAACCTGCTCGATGAGCTCCATTGCCGTCTCTTTCGAGCCGGGCGGGAATTGGGACTTTGCGGGATCGTCCATGGTTTCCATGACGTTGTGCAGCGCTTCGATCGCCTTTTGGGGGGAGTTCCCCCACTCGCGAGCCAACGTCAGGAGCGAAACCTCCAAGCCAATGACTTTGCCCGTCAAGTACTGCCCCTGAGAAGTCAATGCGCTGACCTCTTCCCTCATTTGCTGCAACTGCGCGTCGTTCATGTCGCCCTCCTTGCGGGCTGTGTTGTTCGCACATCCAGCGTACCGCAAGGCGGGCGATGCCTTCCTTCGCTGAGTAGATGTTGTCCATGTCGCCAATCGTGCGACGCCCGGGCCCGGCCCGAAACCTTGAAACACCCGCATACCCAAGGTGAACCCATGACCTGCCGCACCTCCGCCCTTAACTGGATCGACGTCCTCTACAACTCCGTGCGCCGTACGCCCGGCGGCGTGGCTGACGCGGCCGCGTTCCTGGCCGATCGCCGCGGCAAGACCATGCACCCGGAGACGCTGCGCGCAAAGCTGCGCGGTCTGGAGGGTGAGTCGGTATCGATCGAGATCGCCGAGCTGCTCACCGAGTGGATGCAGGAGAAGGCCGGCGGCAGCGAGTACGCCCTGGAGTGGATGCAGGCGCTGGCCGGCCGCTTCGGCATGGCCGTGGACGTGGTGCCGCCTCCGCCGGAGGGCGGCTGGTCCGACGAGATCGGGGCGCTGCAGCTGAAGCTGCTGGACATCACCACCCGCGTTGGCCGCCTGACCGGCACGGCGGTTGAGGCAATGCAGGACCGCTGCATCGACAGCGACGAGGCCGAGCTGATGGTCAGCGAAGCCCGCGCGCTGCGGACCATGGCGCATCGCCTGGAGCGGAATGTGGCGCGCGCTGCATCGAAGGGCAAGCAATCCAAGAGGGCGACCCGATGAGCCATCTGGCCCGTTCAACCGATATCAGCGGCAGCCATGAGGCCGCTGCGCTTCTTGTCCGGAGCGGGCGCCACGCCGCGCAGAAAGATCGCACCGAGGCTGCGGTGAAGCGCTATCCGGGAATGACCAGCATGCAGCTGGCGCGCGCCACCGGACTGGACCGGCACATGGTTGCCCGCCGGCTCCCGGATCTGATGAAGGAGGGTCGAGCATTCCGCGGCGCCAAGACCGTGTGCCCGCTCAGCAACATCACCGTCTGCACCTGGTGGCCAGTGGCCCAGGGCGACAACTACACCCTGGCGGTCTGAACCATGTCTACGATCATCATGAGCCAGTGCTGGCCGCTACAGAGCCTGAGCGTCACTCAGAAGGCTGTGCTCATCTCCCTGGCCGATCAGGCCAACGATGATGGCGTGTGCTGGCCGGCCATCGGCACGATCGCTAAGCGCTGCTGCATGTCTGAGCGAGCAGTGCGCACCGCCATGGATCACCTGGAGGCTGTGGGCCTGCTGAGCCGCGAGCGGCGCTTCAACAGCAGCAACGTGTATTCGGTGACTCCGAGCAAGTTCGACGCGTCGGCGGCTGGCACAAAGGCGAAGCGCAAGGCCAAGAAATCGGGTACTGCACCGGGCGCAGGGGCTGCAGCAGATGCAGGGGGTGCGCCCGATGCACCCGGGGCTGCGCCCGATGCAGGGGGTCCTGCACGGGGCGCAGGTCTGGAGGTGCGCCCCGTGCCGCCTAACCGTCATATAACCCCCATTGAACCGTCAGAAGAACCGCAAGTTCCGGCGCTGGCCGCGCCGCTGTCGAAGGCGGCCCTCGAAGCGCAGATGCAGGAAGCCTGCAAGCAGACGTGGGCTGCCTACCGCACGGCCTACCGTCTGCGGCACGGCGTTGACCCGGTGCGCAACGCCAAGGTCAACACCAACGTGCGGGACCTGGTGAAGCGGCTGGGCCGGGACGAGGCGCCGCAGGTGGCTGGCTGGTTCCTGAGCGTCAACGAGCAGTACGCCGTGAAGCGTATGCACGACCTGGGCGTGCTGCTGGCCGGAGCCGAGGCATACCGCACGCAGTGGGCCACCGGCCGGCAGGTCACGACGACCAGCGCCCAGCACACGGACCAGACCCAATCGAATCTGAGCACCGCCGACGAAGCCAAGGCGCTGTTGCGCAAGGGGAGGGCGGGCAATGCTGGCTGATCACGAACAGGACCGGCTCGTCGAGCTGCTGGTGGTAACGGCTGAGGTAATCGGCGACCAGCTGCGTCCCACCACCGCTGCGTACATGGTTCGGGACTTGTCCTGCTACCCGCTGGCGCAGCTGGAGCGCGCGCTGGAAGGCTGCCGCCGCGAGCTGAAGGGCCGCCTGTCCCTCGCCGCCGTGCTGGAACGCATCGACGACGGCCACCCCGCACCGAACGAAGCATGGGCGATGGCCATCCAGGCAGCGGACGAACGCAACACCGTGGTCTGGACCACGCTCACCCAGCAGGCATGGAACACGGCGCTGCCGCTGGTCCAGGCGGGCGACAAGATCGCTGCACGCCAGGCCTTCTTGGAGACGTACACCCGGCTGGTGAAGGAGGCGCGCGCTGCACGCCTGCCGGCCAGCTACGCCCCGTCGCTGGGCTTCGACCTCACCAGCCGCAATGCGGCGCTCACGGATGCCGTGAGCAAGGGGCTGCTGGCGCACGACCAGGTGAGCGACCACCTGCAGCTGACCGCGGCGACGCCGGCCTTCAATCCAGTGGCTCTGTTGGCTGGGAAGGTCGAGGCCTCCCCGGGCGCCAACGCGAAGATCCGCGCGCGCCTGGAGGAACTGGCACGGGAGCTCGCCGCCTGATGCGCTCGGACAACAACCAGCTGGACATCTTCAAACACGACCCGCGCCTGCAGGGGCCTGCGCTCAGGAAGCTGGCGGAGGCATACCGGGCTGCCGCTGAAACCGCGCTGCGGGATGTGCAGTTCACCGCCAGGGAGCGCCAGTCGCGGCACGACTACTACCTGGCCGAGGCGAAGCGCCTTGAGGCCGAAGCCCGCAGATCCACACGAGCGCCGCGCCGTCGCCGCGCCGCCGCACAGACAGGAGCAACCACACGATGAGCGCTGTAGAACAATCCCGGCCGATCGAGCGCCTACCGACACGCACTGGCTCCGTCGCACCTGGCAGCCACGGGCATTGGCTGTGGACCGGGCAGTACCGCGACTGCCGGTGTGTCGGCGGCGAGATGCGCCTCAAGCCGGTCTATCGCTGGATTCCGAACTGTTGGTGTGCCCAATGCCTGCCTTTCGTGAAGCGCGCGCTGTGGGGCGTCTTCGAAATGATCCTGTGCCCCATCTGCGGCAACAAACGCTGCCCTCGTGCCAACGACCATCGCAACCCTTGCACCGGTTCAAACGAACCCGGCCAGGTCGGGAGCCGCTACTGATGGACTTCACCGCTTTCAGCACCCGCAGCATGTACGCCGCCCAGATCAACGCCGGGTACTCGGCCCGTTTGAAGGGTCAGGGGCTGAGTACCAACCCGCATATCCACTGGATCGACGTTACGAGCATCGACGGAGCCAGCCGCAAGGCCGGGCCCATGAGCGATTGCGCGCTGGCTTGGCAGCACGGCTGGCGCCTGGCCGACAAGGACCAGAAGGGCAGGGGAGGCGCGCGCTGATGGCCGCGAAGAAGCTACTTGCGCAGTTCACCACCGACCAGCTGTTGGAAGAGGTTGTGCGGCGTCGGAACGATCGAAAGGACGTGGGTGATGTGGAGCCCTGCGACGAGTGCCGCCATTTCAAGTTCTGGACACAGAGCGACGAACCGCCCAAGGACTACAACCCCTGCGACCTGGGAAAGCGCATGAGCTTCCATATGCCGGGCGATGGCGAGGATCCGCATAGCTGCATCGGCTACTACCGGCGGGTGTGCGCCTCGCGGGTTCCCAGGGAGGGCCAGAGCTGATGTGGTCGAAAGCACCACCGCCGAATGCCGCCGAGGGCGCCCGCATCGAGCTCTCCAAGACCGGGCCGTGCATGGCCTGTCTGGTTCGGTTCTCGGAAGGCCTGATGGCGCAGCGCCACGTCGTCTACGGCTGCGAATACAACCACGCCAAGTCGGGAAACATCCGGCGCGGCCACTTCTTCGGCTACGCGCTGTGCCAGTGGCACCACCAGCGCTACCGGCACGAACACATGACTCAGCAGCAGATGGTGGACCGGTGGGGCCCGCCGCTGCACTGGTCGAAGAGATTTCACGAGGCATTCGGTTCGGACGACGAGCTGATAGCGCAACAGACCTTCATAAACGAACAGCGGGAGGCAGCATGAGCAAGAAGTACGGTGAATTGGCGCAGCAGCTGAGGCAGGTGTTCAACGCCTCCCCGGACGAGTACCTGACTTCGCAGGTTCTCTATGAGCGCATGGGCGCTGCCGACCCGGCCCAGCGGCAGGAACGGGAGAGCATCCGCGACACGCTGCCGTGGCTGCTGCGTTGCGGGTTCTTGGTGAAGCAGGGCCGCGGCATGACGGCCAGCTTCAAGGCGAGCGGGCAGGGCATGAAGCGCCAGCGCATGACCGAGGAACAGCTGCAGGAGCGCCGACGCGAGCGGGCAGCCCTGCGGTCCCAGCGTGAGCGCGCAGCGCGGCTGCAGCGCGCCCGGGCGGCCCGCGTAGGCGTCAAGGCAGCGAACACGCCGGCCCCGGCCACCGTGAAGGCGGACGTTCCAGCCGAGTCGGTGGAGCAGTTCCTGGCGCGGGGCGGCCGGGTGCAGCGCCTGACGGCGCACTGGGAGCAGATGGAGCGTGCGGCATGAGCGCCGAGCTGAAGCCGTGCCCGTTCTGCGGTGGCGATGCAGGCATCAGGAATTGGCAGGATGAGGAGCTGTGGAGCCATGCCATCGTTGAATGGCAAAAGGTGCACTGCACCGAATGCGAGTGCGAAGGGATATCCAGTTGCCCGGGGTATGAGCCGGACACCGTGCAGGCGTGGAACACCCGCGCCGCCCTCACGCCGCCCGAGGGCTATGTGCTGGTGCCGGTTGAGCCGACCCGGCAGATGCAGGTCGCTGCACTTGAAGGTGAGTGGAACCGCGCGACGCCTGCCGAAGTGTGGGCCGCCATGCTCGCCGCTCGCCCGGAGGTGCCGGGTGGCTGAGCGCGCGCTGGAGCTGGTGCTGCCCTGGCCGAGCAAGGACCTGTCGCCGAACGTGCGGCTCCACTGGAGCAAGAAGGCCGCTGCGACTGCCATGGCCCGGCAAACCGGCGCGCTGCTGGCGCTCCAGGCAGGTTGGAAGGGAATTTCGCTGCCCCCGGGCCGGCTGTTCCTGTGGCTGGACTTTTATCAACAGCCCCACAAGGCGCTGCCCGATGACGACAACATGCTGAGGCGCTTCAAGCCCTACCGGGACGGTATCGCTCAGGTCTTGGGGATCGACGACAAGGTGTTCATCACGCGCCACATGGTGCACGAAGAGCGCAGGAAGGGCGGGCAGGTGGTGGTGCGGATCACGGGCGGGCCGGAAGCGGCCGCCCAACAGCGACAGGAGCAGGGCAATGCAGGTTGATACGTTTGGGGCCTACGTCCGCGCGGAGCTGGAGCACTGGGGCAGGGAGTATGCGTTGCATCGGGACTGCGACTACCTGGGCCACCAGTCGAAGAACGTGCTGCAGGTACTGATCGAGCACAAAGGGGACATGCCCGGCCGGGCCCAGGGCTACAAGCCGTTGGAGTCGGATAGCCGCGCCCAAATGATCGAAGACATCGTCGCCAACATCGCCGGCGACAATGTAGCCATGGCCTGTGCGCTACGCGCTTACCATTGCGGCATGGGGCGTAGAAAGGTGGAGCGCTATGAGACGGCCATCATGCTGATGGCGAACTGTGATCATCGCCCCGTGTCTAACCGGCAGTATCTCAGTCTTGTGGAGCTTGGCTTTCAGAGGGTCCGGGGGCGTCTGGAGGGGTGGGCGCTAGCGGCTTAGCTTCGCGCTTTTGGCCGGCCTTTGTTAAAAGTGCAACGGCGTTGGACACCTCTTTGTCATCTCTCATGGCTGAGGCGAGGCGATCCGAAGTCTCAAAGATCACCGTTCGGATCGCTGCGGCATACTGCAAGCACTCTTCGTCTCCCAACGCATGAAGTCCTTCACTCAATGCGGTATGCAAAAGAGCGATAGGATTCTGCCCATTGATAAGGAGAGACCCAGGCAGAGCGTGTTTTATCGCTTGAAGGGATTTGGAGAACTGGGTCTCCGTCTTCGCTCTCTCAAGGTCAGCAATGACTGGGTCATAGGGGAGCGTCGCTTTAAGGACGCGGATGAACTCGTTGAAGATCCGCTCCTTCTGGCTCTCAATTACGCGCCGATAGTATGCGAACGCGCCGACGCCGAGTCCCATGGTTTCGGCCCTGCGGCCCTTCAGAAACAACTCCCGGTCTGCACCCACCAGTGTCATGGCTCGCGGCGGGATAGGTGGGCCAAATGCCGGATTCTCACCGAATTTCAGTGCAATAAAGTGGTACTCATCCGGGTTCGAGCGCGCTCGCCTGATATCCAACGCAAAGGTCTTGTAAGAGCTGTCGCAATCGGAGCAAACATAAGTTGCGAAGAACCTCCACACGCCTATCCCATCGACGATATTTGGAAGGTTGAAAGGCGTCTTGGATTTGAAAAATCTCTCGCCACCGCAGTGCTCGGAGCTGCAGTGCAAACGAATCCTCGGTAGCGCGGCATTAATGCCTGAATGGGGCGTGCCCGAAAACCACTGCTCGACCTCGGTGGAAACGCCAGGCGGAGTGGAAGCGAGGAAGTCGGCGAGCTTTTCCATGGCGGCACGTGAGAGTTAGAAGTTCCCTCAAGATAGCTGTTGACAGGTGCACACCTCTAGCTTAAATTTCCAGTCACGATGACATAGAAGCCTCCGGTTCCCGCCGGGGGCTTTTTCTTTGCCGGCTTCCCAGACCGGATCAACCCTTGCGCCCAGCCGGCGGCGGGGCGGGCGCCCTGACAGAGAAAGCCCATGGCACGCATCACTCCCCAACAAGCAGGCGGCGTGAACGTCGTGGCGTTCCTGGACATGCTGGCCTGGTCCGAGGGCACCGACAACGGCAAGCAGCCCACCAAGGACCACGGCTACGACGTGATCGTGGGAGGCGGGCTGTTCACCGGCTATGCCGACCACCCGCGCGAGCTGGTGTCGCTGCCCAGACTGGGCATCAAGTCCACGGCGGCTGGTCGCTACCAGCTGCTGTCGCGGTACTACGACGCGTATCGCCGTCTGCTGGGGCTGAAGGACTTTTCTCCGCTCAGCCAGGATCTGATCGCCATCCAGCAGATCAGGGAGCGGAGGGCGCTCGACCTGATCAAGGCCGGCCATGTCGTCAAGGCGATCGGCTTCGTCCGCAACATCTGGGCGAGCCTGCCGGGCGCCGGGTATGGACAGCACGAGCGGAAGCTGGATGACCTGCTGGCGGCTTACCGCAAAGCCGGTGGCGTGGTCGTGTCATGACCGAGGAAACCGTCCCGTGGTGGATGGCCGGCGGTCTCGCCGCGTTCTGGGTGGTAAGGGAAACTTGGGGGGCGCTGCTCTCCCGCCGCAAAGAGCGGACCGAGACAGACGCCAACGTCGACCTGTTGAACGGCTTGGTGCAGCGTGTGAAGTCGCTGGAGGAATCCCAGGCGGCGACCACGCTGCAGCTGGCCGAGGAAATCAAGCTGCGCATGACCGCGCAGGAAGAGGCCCACCGACTGAGGCTGCGGGTTATGTCGTTGGAGTCGGCCATGCGCCAGGTAGGCGCGGTGATCCCGCCGGAGATGCCCTGATGATCCGTCTCTATGCCCTGCTCGCCGCCGTGGCGATAGCCTTGTCCTTCTGGGCGGGCTGGTCCTGGCGCGGCGACCGCGCCGAGGGCGCAGAAGCCCGAAAGCAGGCAGGCGCCAGCGCCGCCGTGGTGGAGCAGGTCAACAAGGCCCGCGCGACCGAGCACACCCAGGCCGACACCATGGCCACCATCGGAGCGAAGCATGAAGAAGACCGCGCTGCGGCCCCGGCCGTCGTTGATGCTGTTGTGGCTGACCTGCGCTCTGGCGCTCTCCGCCTGCGCAACGACCTCGCCGCGTGCCACACCGGCCTCCTGTCCCAAGCTGCAGCCGGCACCCTCGAACGTGATGCGGCCACCCAGCGCCGAGAAGAGTTTGCGGGCCGAGTTGTTCGAATCGGTCGAGACGCCGACGACCAGCTCCGCGCCTGCCAAGCCGTGATCCAGGCGGACCGGTAGTGCCTGCGCGTGCCCCCAAGCACCGGCCGCACAAGGCCGATGCCGTGGCGCACGTCCCGGCCGAGGCCGTTCGCCTCACCACCGCGCAGCGCGGCTACGGCGGGCGATGGCAGAAGGCCCGCGAGACGTTCCTCAAGCGCTCACCGCTCTGTGCGGAGTGCCAGCGGCACGGCCGCGTGACCTTGGCTCGCATCGTTGACCACGTGATACCGCATCGAGGTGACCAGGATCTGTTCTGGGACACGTCGAACTGGCAGCGCCTCTGCAAGCGCTGCCACGACGTGAAGACAGCAGGCGAGGACGGCGGCTTCGGCAACCGGCCTCGCGGGGCACGGCCGACCAGCGGACGAACCTGAACGAAAATCCGCACCCACGCCGCCGGGGAGGCCCGGAGGGGGGAGGGGCGGGTCGAAAGTTCAGGTCGTCCGCGTTCCTGACCGTGCGCCCAGCTGTTTATTTGCACCGTCAGTTGAGAAAAACCATTTTTTCGCGGTCAACCGGCCGCCCTCGGAACGAACATGGCGAACCCCCGCAAACCGACATCGCTGAAAGTGGTGGCCGGCACGGATCGCCCTGACCGCGCGCCGCCGGCGCCGGCCGCCGAGCTGCCGCTGGTGTCCGACGTGCCGCCTGCTCCGGACTGGCTGCCGAACGCCCACGCCATCAAGGAATGGGACCGGCTGGCACCGATCCTGCACGCGAACAAGCTGCTGACCGAGGCCGGCCTATCCGCGTTCGGCCAGCTGTGCGCGTTGCACGGCAATACCGTGCAGCTCTATGCCGCCGGCCTGGCCCCGGTGGCGTCGATGGTGTCGCAGCTGCGCGGCCTGATGAATGACTTCGGGCTGACGCCAGTTGCCCAGGGCAAGGTCCGGCCGTCCGGCGATGTCGAGAAGACCGGGAACGCCTTCGCCAACAACGGTGCGAAGCGGAAGACCCGTGCGTGATTACGTTGGTATCGCCACGGCGTATGCCGAAGAGGCGGTAGCCGACAAGAAGGGCAAGAAGTTCGGCAAGTGGATTCGGTTGGCGGGCAAGCGCTTCTTGGCGGACCTCAAGCGCGCCAAGCGGAAGCGGCCGCCGTTCCTGTTCGATGAGTGGCACGCATGCGACCCATGCGACTTCATCGAGAAGCTCCCGCACGTTGAAGGGAAGTGGGCACGGCCGGAGATCGAGCTGCATCGGTCCCACGTATTTTTCGTGGTGCAGCTGTTCGGTTTCCGTAACCTCGATGGCAGCCGGCGCTTCACCTCGGCGCTGTTCGCGGTTGCCCGCAAAAACGCCAAGTCCACGTTGGCCGCGGCGATCCTGCTGTACTGCCAGTGCTGTGAAGAGGAAGAGGGCGCCCAGATCATCTCGGCGGCCACGACCGGCAGCCAGGCGCGGATCATCTTCAACGTCGCCAAGCGGATGACGGAGAAGACGCCGGACTTGCAGGAGGCATTCGGGCTTGCGTGCTGGGCCAACGCGATCAGCCGGGTGGAGACGGGCGCAACCTTCAAGCCCATCAACTCCAAGGCCAGCACGCAGGACGGCCTGAACCCGTCGCATGTAGGCCTGGATGAAATCCACGCTCACAAGTCGGCTGATCTGTTGAACGTGCTGACTTCGGCAGCAGGTGCGCGCAGCAACCCGCTGTGGCTGTACACCACGACCGAGGGTTACACCAACCCGGGACCGTGGGGAGAAATCAGGCAGTTCGCCAAGCAGGTGCTGCAGGGAATCCTGGGCGATTCGGCCGACCACTTCCTGGTGGTGTTCTTCGCCGTCGACGATGACGACGACGAGTTCGATGAATCGGCTTGGCCCAAGGCCAACCCGCTGATGGACGCCAACCCGCACCTGCTGAAGGCCATCCGCAAGGAGGCCGTCGAGGCGCGGCAGATGCCATCGAAGCTGGCTGAATTCAAGATCAAGCGGCTCAACCGGCCTGCGTCCTCCGCCACCGGCTGGGTGGACCTGACGAAGTGGCAGAAGTGCGGCGGCGCGGTCGATCTGGACTGGCTCGCAGGGCACCCGTGCTGGGGCGCGTTCGATCTGGCGAGCACGCTGGATATGACGTCCTGGCGCCTGGTGTGGAAGGTGGAGGATGTCTATTACACCTGGGGCCGTCGATTCGTTCCGGCGGACGCGGTGCGGGCGCGCACGGAGCGCGGCGTGGTGCCGTATGCGGGCTGGGTGGCGGCTGGGTTGATTGAGGCGACCGAAGGCGAGGTCACCGACTACAGCGTGGTGGAGGCGCGGATCCGGGAGGACATCGCCCGGTTCGGACCTCTGGCGATTGGCTACGACCGCTGGAACGCCGCTGAAATTGCGCAGCGACTCTTGGCCGATGGGCACCCGCTGGTCGAGTTCAACCAGACCACGAAGAACTACCACCCCGCGATGCAGGAGCTGGAGCGGGCCTACATAGGCAAGAAGATCCAGCACGGCAACGACCCGGTCCTGAACTGGTGCGCGTCCAACCTCATTGCATTGAAAGATGGAAACCTGAACATGAAGCCCGACAAGAAGCGGTCGCCGGACAAGATCGATGACATGGCTTCCCTGCTGATGGCCGTGGGGCTGGCTCACGCAGTGGATCTCGTCGAGCCCGGAGTCGATGAGTATCTGGAGAACGGCTTCTTCGGGACGGTGGGCTGACCATGGCCGTGCGCTGGTACAACCCGCTCACGTGGCGCTTCTTCGGCTACACCGATCCACAGACCGGCGACTACCGGGAAGTGGACATGGAAGTTGGCGGCAGGAAAACGAAGGCAGGGGTCCGCATTACAGCGAAGACCGCGATCACGGTCCCGATCGTGTGGACGTGCGTCAAAATTCTGTCCGAGTCGGCGGCGGGGCTGCCGCTCAAGCTCTACCAGGACGTAGGCGGAAAACGCACGCTCGTGCGCGGTGACAGCCCCGCGAACAAGCGCGCCCTTCGCCTTCTCGGGAAGCCGAACCCCTACATCACACGGCTCAATCTGCTGAAGGCCGTGGTCGTCAACATGGCGCTTCGCGGGAACGCGTTCGTGATTATCGAGCGGAACCGGCAGGGCGAAATGATCGGGTTGATTCCGGTCGGCGCCGACGACGTATCCATCGACACCGACGACGATCTTCTCTACATCGTCGAGCTGAAAGGTCAGCGAATTCCCGTGTCGCCGGAGAACATGCTGCACTTCAAGCTGTTCAGTACAGACGGAGTTACCGGTCTGTCGCCGTTGGAATACCAGGCCGAGGCGATGGGCCTGGCTAAGGCCGGCCAGGACTGGTCGGCTCGATTCATGCGCAAGGGCGGGTTCACCGGCGGCTACGTGGTCTACGACCAGTTCCTGACCAAGGAACAACAGGGTCAGATCATGGAGAAGTTCCCCGACGTCCGAAAGGGCGACGTGGACGATATCGGCAAGATCGCGGTGCTGCAGGGCGGGCCGAAGCTGATTCCAGCGGGGCTGAGCCAGAAGGACAGCCAGTTCATTGAGTCGCAGCAGTTCCAGGAAGAGGCGCTCGCTGGCGTATGGGGCGTGCCGCTGTACTTGGCCAACCGCGCCGGCCGCACGTCGATCATGGGCTCCAACCTCGAACAGCAGAACAGTGGCTTCGTGACCTATGGGCTCAAGCCCTACCTTGATGCGATCGAGGATGAGTGGAACGACAAGATTCACCGCGGCACCGAGGTCTTCGTCGAGTTCGTAGTGGAGGGTCTGCTGCGCGGCGATAGCGCTGCTCGCTCGACCTATTACAAGGCCGCGCTTGGCGGATCCGGCGGGTCGGGCTGGATGTCGATCAACGATGTCCGATTGAAAGAGAACCTTCCGCGCCTTGAGGGCGCGCAGTACGACGCCATCACTCAATGGGAGTCCCAAGGCAATGACCGTCAGCAGAATTGAATGCCCCTTCGAAGTGAAGGAAGCCGACGAGGCCGGGAACTTCGAGGGTTACGCGTCCGTTTACAACAACGTCGATCTCGGCGACGACGTGATTCTTCCAGGTGCGTTCGTCCGCGTGAAGACAACGCGCGGCGGGCGACTGAAGCTGGCGCTGTACCACGACCTGACCAAGCTCATCGGTACTGCCGAGTATCGCGACGATGATCACGGGCTATGGGTTAAGGGAAAGATCAACCTCAATGTCAGCTATGCGCGTGATGCGTATGAGCTGATGAAGGGGGACGCACCACTTGACTCGATGTCCATCGGGTTCAACACGATCGAGGACGCCCAAGAGACGCGCGACGGGCGCCGCGTGAGGGTTATCAAGAAGGCAGAGCTATGGGAGGCGTCAATCGTACCCTTCGGCATGAATCCTGAGGCCGAAATCCTGAGCGTCAAGTCTTCGGTCCGGCAGTTCGAGAAGGGCCTGCGTGAACGCATGGGCCTCTCACAGAAGGAGGCGGCCGCCGTCGCCTCGCTCGGCTTCCCTGCAATCCACCGAGACGGTGCGGATGCGGCCACGGCGACCGTGGACGAGCTGAAGAAACTCGGTAATTCCATCCAATCCATTTTCGGAGCAACACCATGAGCGAAGACATCACCAAGGTCCGCGAGTCGCTGGAAACCCAGCTCAAGGACGGTTTCACCGGCCTGCAGAAGAAGTACGACGCAGTCATCGACGACATCCAGAAAGGCAATGCCATTCCGAAGGATGTGAAGGACGCGATCGAGAACAACAAGGGCGAGCTGCAGCGCGTCATCGACAAGGTGCAGGAGCTGGAAGAGAAGGGCGTCAAGGTCCGCGGCCAGCCCGGCGAGGGCAAGTCCTTCATCGACCTGGTGAAGGACCACGACGAGTACAAGGGCCTGCAGCAGAAGACCGTGCAGCGCGCCGAGATCGAGATCACCAAGGGCGACCTGGCCTCGATGAAGGAAACGAAGGTCACCAGCGCGGGCATCGTGGCGCCGAACTATGACCCGACCATCCAGCCGGGCATCCGTCAGGAGCTGCGCATCCGCGATCTTCTGACTTCCATCCCCGTTTCGGGCCAGCAGTACACCTTCTTCCGTGAGCTGCTGCATACCCGCGGGGCGGCGCCGGTCGCGGAAGGTGGCACCAAGCCAACCAGCAACGTGACGTTCGAGCCGGTCACCGATCGCGTGAAGAAGATCGCCGTCTGGATGCCGGTGACCGACGAGGCGTTGGACGACGTGCCGCAGCTGCTGGGCTACATCCGGGAACTGCTCCGCTACGACCTGAAGCTGGAGGAGGAGGCCCAGATTCTGAAGGGTGATGGCACCGGCGAGAACCTCAACGGTCTCATGACCCAGGCGACCGCGTACAGCGCCGCGCTGACGAAGCCCGGCGACACTCCGATCGACATCGTCCGCCGCGCGATCTACCAGGTGCGCAAGCAGTCCAAGCTCTCGGCAGATGGCGTGGTCATGACCGAGCTCGACTGGATGAACATCGAGCTGCAGAAGGACGCGCAGAACCGCTACCTGTTCGCCAACCTCCAGGGTCTGGTCACCCCGGTCCTGTGGGGCCGCCCGGTCATTACCTCCGACAGCATGGACGAGGGCGACGCGGACACCGGTGGCGAATTCCTCGTCGCAAACTTCGCGCGCGCGGCCACGCTCTTCGATCGCATGTCCTTCCTGTTCAAGATGGGCCTGATCAACGACATGTTCATCAAGAACGAACGTGCGCTGCTGGTTGAAGAGCGCTTGGGCCTGGGCGTGCGTCGCCGGGAAGCTCTCGTCAAGGGTCAGTTCCCGACCGCCTGATCGGCCGGGGCGTCACAACCTAAGGGGCCAGCGCGATGCTGGCCCCCTCAAATTGCTGGAGACGGCATGAAGATCAAGACGAAATGGGGCTTCATCGGCAACGCCGTGAAGCTCAACGCTGATAGCAACGTGGTGAAGGCCGGTCAGACGTTCGATGCGGACGACGAGTACGCCCACACGCTCATCGGTAAGGGCCTGGCCGTGCCGGTGGAAGGTGACGCGGGGGCCAAGGGCAACAAGGAAGCCAAGCCCAGTGCGCCGCAGAAGGCGAACGCCGAAGGCGACAAGCAGGCCAAGCCCAAGGGCAACAAGGAAGCCAAGCCGGCCTCCACTGCCGAGCCGCAGGACAAGGCAAGCGAGGCCCCGTAATGGCAATCACCCTCGACCTCGCTCTGGTCCGCGAGCAGTGCCGTGTCATCGACGAAGTGAGCGACGTGATGCTCCAGTCGTATGTCGATGCGGCTTTGGCTCATGTGCAGATGCATTGTGATCGGGTGTTGGTCGAGGGTCATCCTGCGGACGATGGCGAGATGAGTTTCACGCCCGATGTCCGGCAAGCAGTCCTGGTGCTGGTCGCCCACTGGGTGTCAGTCAGGGAGGCGGTCACCGTGGGGGACAGCGCTGCAAAGGTGCCCCTCGGCTTCGACAGCTTGCTGTGGTATCGGAAGCGATTCTGATGGCGTGCTCGGGCTGTGCGCAGCGCAGGGCCTGGCTGTTGAAATGGACGGGGATTGCCCATGAACGAGCAAAACGAGCTGTCGGAAGCGCTGAAGGCATCGGCAGCAGCCCAACTGGCGCAAGCCGAGGCGATGATGGCTCTCGCCCAGGCGTTGGCGGAGAACGCGGAGGCGACCAACCGGCTGATGGACTACGTCTGCCAGAGTGAGGACGTGGAGGCTGATCCGGAGGCGGGCACCTACATGAGCGGGAAGCCGCGGTGATCGCCGCCGGCCGCCTCCGCCACCGGGTGCTGATACAGAACCCCGAGGAGAGCCAGGATCCCGGATCCGGCGCACCCATCACGACGTGGGCCGATCTGGCTACGGTGTTCGCCGAAGTCGTGCCGGCATCCGTCCGCGAGTTCGTGGCCGCCCAAGCCATCGACAGCGAGGTGACCGTCCGCATCACCATCCGGCACCGTGTCGGCGTCACCGATAAGAGCCGCATCATCCACAGGGGGCAGGTCTACAACGTCCAGGGCGTGCTGGCTGATCCGGTCAGCGGGCTGGAATACATGACGCTGCCATGCAGCGAGGGCGTCAACGATGGCTGACAACATCCGTTTCGACGTCAGCGGCCTTGACGGCGTGAAGGCGAAGATGGCCCAGCTGAAGAACGAAGCCAACGCCAAGGGCGGTCGCGCCGCGCTGCGGAAGGCGACCGCCGTCCTGCGCGCTCAGGCACAGAGCAATGCCCGACGCCTGGACGACCATGAGACCGGCGAGGCGATCTGGAAGAACATCGATCTGCGCTGGGACGGCCGAGCGTTCAAGCGAGACGGGCAGCTTGCGTTCCGGCTGGGTGTGCTCGGCGGTGCCAGGCAGTACGGCAGAACCCGCGAGAATCGCCGTAAGCGCCGCACGGGACAGACGTATGCCACGGATGGCAGCTCCAGCAATCCCGGTGGCGACACCTGGTACTGGCGCCACGTCGAGCTGGGCACTTCCAAGGTGCCGGCCCGCCCGATTTTGCGGCCGGTTGCCGAGCAGGCCGGGCAGAAGGCGGTGGACACCTTCGCGCTCGAGTTCAACCGCGCGCTCGATAGCGCACTTGCCAAGCAGGCGAAGGGAGCAAAGAAGTGATCGCCCCCATCTTCGAGGCCTGCAAAGCCAGCGCGGCGGTGTTGGCGCTGTTCGGCGCGAATCCCACACGGGTCTATCCCTTCGGACTGGTCGAGAAGCCGCCGCCGCGACCCTACGTCGTCTGGCAGACCATCGGCGGAGAGCCGGCCCAGTACCTCGGCGACCGCCCTGACGTGGACGGGTACTCGCTGCAGATCGACGTCTACAGCGACGACCCGGTCTCGCTGCTGCTGGCATCGCGGGCGATCCGCGACGCGATCGAGGGACAGGCCTACGTAACCCGCTGGGGCGACCAGGTGATGGACCCCGAAACCAAGCTGTACCGCTACTCGTTTGACGTGGACTGGCTCGTGCCGCGCTGAAGACGTTCGTCCGTTTCACCCACCCACACCCCGCACTGCGGGGTTGTTTTATGCCCGCAGGGAGACATTCATGAGCATGCTGACGCAAGGCACCCAGCTGTACGGCCTGATCAATGGCCAGATCCGCGAGATCGAGTGCATCACCAACTTCAACCCGGGCGCGAACCCGGCGGACCAGATCGAAGACACCTGCCTGTCCGAGACCAACAGTCGCACGTACAAGAAGGGCCTGCGCACGCCCGGTCAGGCATCGGTCACGATCAACGCCGATCCGCGCAACGAGAGCCACTACCTGATGTGGGAGCTGGGTGAGGCAGCGTCGGATGAGCTGATCCAGTGGGCGATCGGCTGGTCCGACGGCGTGGACATCGCTCCGACCCTCACCGTGGGCGGCTCCATCAGCGGCATCAACGTCACCAGCGGCGGCACTGGCTACACCGGCGCACCCACCGTGACCCTGACTGGCGGCGGCGGCACCGGCGCCACGGCGACCGCGATCGTGGACAGTGGCTCGGTGATCGGTGTCACCATCACCAATCCGGGCACCGGCTACACGAGCGTGCCGACGGTGGCCTTCAGCGGCGGCGCCGGCACCGGTGCGGCGGCCACGGCTCAGCGCAACAGCGAGCCGGAAATGGTGCTGCCCGAAGGCCGCACCTGGTACACGTTCCGCGGCTACGTCGCCGACTTCCCCTTCGACTTCCAGGCCAACGCAGTGGTTTCCACGGCGGCGAGCCTGCAGCGCTCTGGCGCGGGCGTATGGGTCCGTAAGGTGGTGGCCCCGTGACCGCTGCGAAGCCCCAGGGCCGGAAGCGGGCGGCGCCGCCGGCATCCGCCCTGAAGAGCAAGGCGGTATCCCTTTCGATCGCTGGCCTGCTGCAGGCCGGAGCCTTCACCGGCCGTCCGGTCGAGAAGGAGATCAGCTGGCGCCAGGGCGAGCAGGAGTTCACCGCCACGGTGTTCGTGCGGCCGCTGGGCTTCCAGTCCGCCATCTCCGACGTGCTCGCCGCAGGCGGGCGCCAGGACAGCGTGGCCGGCCGTATCGCGGCGTCCATCTGCGATGAGCAGGGAAAGCCCGTCTTCACCGTAGGTGACATCACCGGTGCGTCGGATGCGGACCGCGGCGCGCTGGACGGCGCCCTGACCCTGGCGCTGCTGAGTGCCATCGGCGAGGTGAACTCGCTGGGAAAAGCTACGAGCTAACACCCGAAGACGAGTTCTGGTGCGAGCTGGTGCTTAACGGCATCGGTGGCGAAACCATTGCTGTGGCGAAGGAACGCCTCAGCGCTCGCGAGGTGAGGCTCTGGGCTGCATACCGGGAACGCCACGGAGGCCTGAACCCGATGATGCGCGCCGACTGGAACGCTGGCCTGCTGGCCAGCCTGTTCGCCAACAGCAAGCGCAAGCCGTCCGCCCCGGCATTCCAAGTAACTGACTTCCTTCGATACCAGAAAGCGGAGCCGATCGGCCTTGAAGAGGCGATGGCGAGCTGGGGATAACTGCACATGTCACGACGTTCTCTCGGCACGCTGACCATCGACGTCATTGCCGAGATCGGCGGCTTTGCGTCCGGCCTGGACAAGTCCGAACGCCAGACGCAGAAATGGCGCAAGAACATCGAGAAAGAAGCGAAGATGGCGGGTGTTGCGCTCGGTGCCGCTATCGCTGGCGCGGTGGTGCTGATCGCCCGAAACACAGTCGCTGCGGAACGGGAGATCGCCCAGCTCGACGCGATCATTCGTTCGACCGGCGGTGCCGCAGGCTACACACGGCAGCAGCTGTTGGATATGGCCGACACTTTGTCCGCCAAGTCCACCTTCAGCGGTGGCGAGATCGTGGAAGCCCAGACCCGTCTGCTTTCGTACTCGGGCATCTTGGGGACCAACATCCCCCGCGCCATGCAGGCCATCATCGATCAGTCGGCACGCCTGGGCATTAGCGTTAGCCAGTCGGCCGAGACGATTGGTCGCGCGCTGGAATCGCCGAGTAAGGCCGCGGCAGCGCTGGCGCAGCAGGGCTTCGGCGCGGCGTTCACCAAGGAAGTGCGCGGCACCATCGATGAGCTGGTGAAGGCCGGCAAAGAGGGTGAAGCCCAGATAATGATTCTGGAGATCCTGGAGGAATCGTACGGCGGAGCGGCGGAGGCCGCCCGGGATACCTTCGGGGGCGCGTTGGCAGCGCTGATGAACACCATCAACGACCTGACCACTGGCGGCGATGGAAGCCTGGCTGGTGCTACGGAAGCCGTGAATACGCTGATTGCCACGTTGAATGATCCCCAGGTGCGCGAGGGCTTCAACAACGTCATCTCTGGTGCCATTGAGGCAATCGGGGTGTTGGCAAAGTTCACGGCATCATTCGCCGGCGCCACGGGATTCGTCGCAGAGGAGCTGTCTGCGCGGCTCAACGGCCCCGATGCGTTCGATACGGTCCGCGTGGAGGACCGCATCAAGCGGCTGAATGACACGGTGGACGCGGTCAAGAAGGCTCGCGGCACGCTCGGGCTATCGATGCTGAATGCCAAAGAGCTGATTCCGTCCGACCTGCTGAGCGCGCCGGATACGGTGATCAAACGGCTGCAGGGTGAAATTGCACAGGAGCAGGCGAAGCTCGCATTTGCCCAGGACATGGCCGCCCAGGCGGCACGGGCACAGAAGGCGGTGGATCCGGTGTCGGCGACCGGAGTTACTGGCGACGCCGCAGGGCGGGCCGCTGCAGCTGCTGCCGCGGCCGATGCCGAGAATTCGAAAAAGCGGGCGGCCGCGCAGCAGCAGCTGATGCGTGCCTACGAAGCATCAGGCCTCCAGTACCAGCGCCAGATAGCGCTGTTCGACGCCAGCGCGGACAGGTCCGAGAAGGCCACGGAGCTACAGCAGCTCAATTTCGAGCTGGCCACTGGTTCTCTACGTGGCCTCAATGCCCAGCAACAGGAGACCCTGCGGGGCTGGGCGATGGAGATCGACCGACTCAACGGTGTGAAAGACGCCAATGAGAAGGCCGCCAAAGCGACGGATGAATTCGCAAAGCTGCGCAAGGAGCTGAACCGAGAGGACAGCCTGGGCGTCGACCTGGCGCGCGAGCGGCTGAAGGTGATCCAGGCGGCGGCCGCAGCCGGCGCGGCGAATGATTCGGACTACGCGGCGACCGCTCGGCGCGCGCTGGACCAGGTTGGTGGAACGGGTGCAGACGGCTTCACTGGGCCGGATGCGCTGTATGGCGGCGCGGCCGGAGAGTTCTCCAAGATCGACAAGGCCATGGAACAGGAGAACGCCAGGTATGAAGCTCAGCTCGAAGCGCTGAACGACTACCGGCAGGCGCGTGCGGATCTCGAAAGCGAATGGGATGCTCAGGAAGAGCAGATGAGGGCCGAGCACCAGAAACGCCTGCAATCCTTGGAAGACTCCCGCTGGCAGGTCATGTTGACCGCTGCGCAGCAGGGTCTCGGCAGCGTCACAGACATCATGCGCAACAGCTTCGGCGAGCAGTCTGCGCTGTACAAGGTCGCCTTCGTGGCGCAGAAGGCGGCCGCGATCGCGCAGGCAACCTTGGCGATCCAGGCGGGCATGGCGGAGGCGGCGAAGAATCCGTGGCCGGCGAATCTGGCCGCGATCGCGTCGGTCGCCGCCGCCACTGCCGGGATCATCTCCAGCATCTCCGCGGTCGGCATGGCGCACGACGGCATCGACAGCGTCCCCGAGACCGGCACATGGTTGCTGCAGAAGGGCGAGCGGGTCACGACCGCAGCGACCAGCGCGAAGCTGGATGCGACCCTGGAGCGGGTTGCCCGCGATACCAGCACCGGCGGCGGTGGTGGCGACACCAACGAGTTCAACTTCAACGTCAACGGATCGCTCAGTGAGCGGGAGCGGCTGATGATGGAGCAGACGGTGGTCAGGGCGGTGACCATGGCGCGGAAGGACCGCGTAGCCGATACCACGTCTGGCACTGGGCCACAGTCCCGGGCCATGCGCTCAAACTGGAACGTCAGAAGGAAGGTCGGGTAATGGCGCTGATCATGCAACCGCAGTGGCTTCCCGAGCCGCTGCGCGAAGGCTATGGCCTGCGCCACGTCTCGCCGCTGAAGCGGTCCACGTTCGTCAGTGGTCGATCAATGCCGCGGCGCGCCTATACGGCCACGCCGACAAACGTCGAGGTTCGCTGGCTGTTGAACGACGGGCAAGCCGCATTGTTCGAGAAGTGGTTTCAGGAAGGGCTGAGCGACGGTGTCGCGTGGTTCGCGTGTCGGCTGCGCAGCCCACTGGGGATGGACTACTACAAGAGCCGGTTCACCGATATCTACGACGGCCCCACGCTGACCAACAGCAACCTGTGGCTGATCACGGCACCGCTGGAGATCTACAGCCGGCCGCTGCTGGCAGACGGCTGGTCCGAGTATCCCGAAGGATTCCTGCAGGCCAGCGTCATCGACGTGGCTGCAAACAGGGAGTGGCCCAGGCCATGAGCATTCTTGAACGGCTGTACGCCTCTGGCGGCGCGGAGGTGGAGCACGAAACCCTGGCGATCGCGGTCGGCAGCAAGACCCACTACCTCACCAAGGGCTGGGAGGACATCAACGCGGTGCTGGAGACAGGCGAGACGGTGATCTTCAAGGCCTGCGGCATTGATGTGGCTAATCCCTCCCGCACCGCCGATGGAGTCCAAGACCTCCGTTTCGCACTGACCAACATCGATGGGGTGGTGAGCACCGAGATCCGGGCGGCGCTGGCGGCCCGGCTGGAAATGAACGTCACCCTACGGATTTACCTGAGCAACGACCTGCTCGCGCCGGCCAAGAAGCCGTTGTCGATGGTCATCAAGGGCGGGCAGTGGACCGCAACGGAGGTCCAGGTGACCGCCGGCTTCATGAACATCCTCGACACGGCCTGGCCGCGCGACCGCTTCAACCTCACCAAGCACCCGGGGCTGCGCTACATCACATGAACATCGATCTGGAAAAGTACCTGGACGTGGTCTGGGTCAGCGGCGGCCGCACGTTCCCGGAGCTGGATTGCTACGGCGTCGTCAACGAGGTGCGGCGTGACCTTGGCCTTGCGCCATGGGACGAGTACCCGGGTGCGACGCGCGCTGACCTGGCTGAACTGGCGAACGAGGCTGCCCTGCAGCACGCCGGCAGTGACCTCGTGGAAGGCGCGGTTGCGTTCTGCTATCAGGGCAGCGTGGTCACCCACGTGGCGGTGCTCGTGGAGGTCGAGGGCCGCATGTGCGCGCTGGAGTGCAACGACGGCCGCAACGTCACCGTGCTGCCGGTCGCCCGCTTCGAGTGCCGTTTCAATCGGGTGGAGTATTACGCGTGATCCAGATTTTCCCCTCACGCATGCCGGGCGATGCGCTGGAGACCCATCGCCACGGCAGGACCACGATCGATGGGTGGCTGCGCTCCAACGTGCCGAGCTACGCGAGCGAGGGGCCACACCCGATCGAGGTCGAGGTGTGCGGCGCTGCGGTGCCGGCGGAAGCATGGGCCTCCACCTGGATCGAAGCCGATACCGACGTGCGGATCTACCCGATCCCCCACTACGAAGGCGCCGCTGCGGTCGTTTACTGGGTCGTGGTGGCCGTCATGGCCGCCTACGCGATCTACATGGTCGCCAACATGCCCTCGGGCAGCCGGTACGGGCAGGGCGACTCGCTCAGCCTGGATACCGCCCGGGCGAACTCCGCGCGCCTTGGCAGTCCTGTACGGGAGGTTCTGGGGCGATGCCGGGTCTGGGCCGACTATCTGGTGCAGCCAGTGTCGCGCTTCGTCGGCGGTAAGACCTACCGGACGCAGATGTTCGTGTGCGTGGGCAAAGGGCGGCATGTGATCCCGTTCGGCTCCGCGCGGCTGGGCAACACCCCGATCAGTTCCTTCGGCAGCGACGTGGAGATGACCATCTACCCGCCGGGCGCCGATGTGGGCGGCGACGTGCGCTCGGAGAACTGGGTGAACTCGACTGAGGTCGGCGCCACCGCCTCGGGCACGGCCGGCCTAGACCTGAGCGACACGGCGGACGTCGCCACCAGCCTCAATGCCGATTCGGTGACCGTGTCCGGCAACGTGCTGACGCTGAACAACGCGACGGTCACCGATGCGAACGGTAAGGAACGACCGGCCACGTCGGTGCCGGCGTCCTGGACGGTCGGCGCTGTGCTGACGCTGAAGGTGGCGGCGACCTTTACCGCGACCACCAGCGGTCTCTATTCCGTCATCGCCGGTGGCGCGGTAGCCGAGCTGGCCCCTTATGTGGGTATGCCGGTGCTGCTGACCTACAACGGCGCCGACTATGGTTTGTTCGTGGCGAGCTATGCGCCTGGCACGCCGGCCGTGCCCGGTGCCGGCGGCAGCCCCGCGCGGCTCACTGGCTCGGCTGCGGCCACCGGTTTCGACTTCAGCGGCACCCCAGCGACCTTCGGCATTGTCTGGGGCGGCACCAGCCACAGCGTGGCGCTGGTGGCCAACTACATCACCTTGGGCGTGCTACTGACCGCGATCAACGATCAGCTGGTGGACAGCGGCCTGGTCGCGACGCAGTTGGGCGGGGTGGTCACCATCGCCGAGGCGGCCAGCCCGTTCGCCGGCGGAAGCATCAGCTTCACCGGGCTGCCGGCGGCTGTGTTCGGCAGCAGCCCGGTTGCGACGACGGGCGTGGCCACCACCGGCGGCACGCCGGCGACGCTGCCGCGCGTCACCCTGGCCTACGACGGCCCGGGCGGCACTGCCTTCGGTGGCCTGCCGCCGGGCAGCGTCTCGCTGGCGATGTCGCGGGGCCAGAGCGAGTACCGCATCACTGCTGTTTCCGGCCTCACCCTGGTGGTCCAGCGGCTGACCGAGGGCGGTGTGGTCGATTCCAGCTGGCCGGGCTGGACCTCACGGACCGCGACCGACTACCGGGCGACCGGTCTGCAGGAGGGCGAGGAATGGCTGGGCCCATTCTTGGTATGCCCCAATGGGGAGACGACCGATGCTTTCGAGTACGACTTCAACTTCCCGGGCGGCCTGATCTGGTACACCGACAAGGGCAACAAGCGCACCTTCACCGTGACGGTGCGGGTGGCGTGGCGCGTGTACGGATCGGGCGATCCGTGGTCGGTGCGAACCCATAGCTACACCGCCACCTCCGAGGATTCGCTGGGCTTCACCGAGCGCATCGCGCTGGGCACGCCGGGGCAGATCGAAGTGCGCGTGCGCCGGGTGACCGAGCGCGGCGGCAACTCGGCGCGCGATGCCTGTTTCTGGCAGGGCCTGCGCGCGCGCCTGCCGCAGCGGCCCACGCGCTATGACGACCTGACCACCATCGGCCTGACGGTGACCACCGGCACCAAGCTGGCGGCGCAGACGGACCGCAGGTTCAACGTCGAGGCGACCCGGCTGTATGACGACGGCACCGCGCGCAGCATCAGCGGGGCGATGATCCACGTGATGCGATCGCTGGGCCTTCCAGCGGACCAGATCGACACCGATACGCTGGCCCACCTGGAGAGCACCTACTGGACGCCGCGCGGGGAGTTCTTCGACTACAGCGCGGAGAAGTCCGGCACGAGTGCGCTGGACATGCTGCAGATGGCCGCCCAGGCGGGCATGGGGTACTTCCTGCTGATCGACTCCATGTGCTCGGCCGGCCGCGAGGGAATCAAGGCCTGGCGCGGTGGGATCTCACCGCAGCGGCAGCTGGAGCCGTTGACCACCGCGTTCACCTCGCCGGGGCCGGATGACTTCGACGGCGTGGACGTCACCTACATCGATGAGGTGACCTGGGCGACCGAGACAGTGGAGTGTCGGCTGCCGGGCGGCGGCACGGCGTGGAAGGTGGAGACGCATGAGCTGCAGGGCGTGGGCACGCGCGATCGTGCCTACCGCATCGGCATGCGGCGGCTCATGAAGCATCAGGGCCAGCGGCTCACCTACACGACCAAGACCGAGATGATGGGCCTGGTCTACCAGTACGGCGACCGGGTGAAGCTGTTCGACGATATCCCTGGATCCAGCACCACCAGCGCGATGATCGAATCGGCCAGCCTGGACGGCACCCGCGTGCTGATCGAGGTGGGCGAGTATCTGGACTGGACCTTGGCGGCACCGCGGTGCCTGATTCGATTCCAGGACGGGACGCTCTCCAGCGTGATCGTGCCCACCCGGGTAGACGACCACCGCCTGACCATCGCCGCCTCGGCGCTGCCGGGCGAGCACGCCTTCAACACCTGGATCATGGACGACCCGACCATCGATCCCCCCGAGCTGATCTTCTGCGACAGCACGCGCGCTGGATATGACGCCGTGCTGGCCGAGCTCACGCCAGGCGAAGACGGCTCCGTCGAGCTGGCCGCCCTGCAGTACGACCCCGCCTTCTACCAATACGACGACGCGACCGCGCCGTAGCACCACCGGAGACGCACCCAGATGACCAAATACAACACCGGCAATCCGGTGGGCTCGAGCTCGCCCCTGGATTTGTACGACAACGCCGAGAACCTTGATGCGGGCATCAACGGTGCGAGTCCGACCTGGCGCGATCGCCGTGGCCTGACCCGCAAGAGCTGGGCCGGCGTCGAGACCGACTTTCAGCAGTTCCTGATCGACGGCAGTGTCCTGACGTATGGGTCCTACGCCGAGGCATCGGCGGTGGCGGGCGACATCAACCGGAAGGTTCAGGTCGTCGGCGACAGCGGCACCCACGTCGATCCGGTCACGGGTGCGACCGTGAGCAACAGCGGCACCTTCACTCGCGTTGCGGCCGGCTTGCAGTTCCTCCAGCCGGACGTGCTGGTGCTGAAGCTGGACGCGGATGCCGCCAACCCGCGAACGATCGACTTCCTCCACCGGGCCGGGTTCGCGGCCGGCCAAGTCTATGGCCCGTTCGGCCAGGACTTGGTCACGCCAGCGAACCTGCCATTTACCGTTTCATCGGGCCAGCTGGCAATCTCCCCTGTTGGGCCCAGCAGCTTCATCCGTGTGTTCGGCACCGGTCAGCGGCGTTACCAGGACATGACCGTTCGCATGACGATGGAGATACAGATGGACGCGATGGGAGCTGGCACCTACGGGCCCTTCACCGGATTCGGTAATGACCAATCTGCGTTTCGCGGCATCTGGTACAACAACGCCGGGGTACTATCGCTGGTCGATTCCGCAGGCGCAGTCGTGGGCGGGCAGAGCGTCAATGACAGCACGCTGGCCTTTACGGCGGGGCAAGTCGCGCGCCTTGAAGTGGAAGTGCGCCCGGACGGAAAAGGGTGGGCGGTGGCCACACACCCGACTGGCGCAATTCTCCGACTCAACCTCACTGGAATTCCACTGGGCGCGATCTGGGCTGTGTGGCGTCGTGCGGCGGTTGCTGACACTGGCAGAATCTCCCTCTTCCACGTGCAGCACGTTCCTGTAGAAGACCCGAAGGCGGTCGTGGCGTCGGTCAACAAGGCTGGCAACGTTTTCGCTGTGGGCTTCCGTGCAGAGAACGTCGACGGTCTTTATGCGGCAACCACGGGAGCAATGTCGACGCAGCGGTGGGGCATTGCCTCAGGAAAGCTGCGCATGAACCTCACAGCCACCGGGATTTATCTCGCGAACGTCGGGATGGTGCGCCAAGCGCTCGGGTCCATGGAGTACGAAGCGGTGGCCACCGTGACCAGCGGTGCCGGCGGGGCGCTGATTGCAATCGGCGACGACCCTGCGTCGCGCCTTGTCTTCGCCTACCTTACCAATGGGTTCGTCGGGGTGCTGAACAGCAGCAATGGCGTAGTGGCCGGCGGCGTGGATGGTTCGATGGTCTTCGGCGTGGGGCAGCAGGTGCGGGTCAGGGTGGTTACGCGCGCTGACAACACTGGCAGTGTCACGGCCATCTCACCGAGCGGCCAGGAGGTCAGCGTCTCGGTGTCCGGGATTCCGCTGGGCACGGTCTGGGCAGCCCAGCGCAACGCAGGCACGGTCGAGGTCGAGCGCATCAGCGCGGTGCCGATGGCAGGGTCTCTGGCCGGGGTCGAGTCGAAGATGGCATCGCAGGATCTGACGAGCAATGACTGGCAGACCTACCGGGTGCTTCCGGACTCAACGCCCGGCCGGGCGGTGCCTGGGTTCACCGGCACCGGAATTTCGCCCATTCCCTCGGGCGGGTTCAAGGGCTGCTTTGCCAACGGCAACGACGGCCGGCTCCGCGAAGGAGACGGGAGCCCGAACGAGGCCGAGATCCTGATCACCGATCCACAGCACAGCCGTATCTTGATGAAGATTCCCGGCGGCTACACCGGTGCAAGCCTGCAGGGCGTTGCGTGCGACACGTTGGCGGCGAGCGCGACGGTCTGGGCCGCCTGCTCGGAGAACGGGACGATCCGGAACTACGCCATCTATGGCGCCCAGGCGCAGCAGGAGGTCGTGTCTGATCGCATCGTCATGGCCGATCTCGGGTTGGCTGGGTTCAACCCCAACGCGCTGGCATTCGATGCCTCGCGCGGCACTGGCCGCGGTGCTCTGTGGGTTGGCAGCAACAGCGGCACCACCGTGCACTGCATCGATGCCGACCCTGCTGCTGCCACTCGCATCCTCGCGACGATCACGCTGGCCAACAACCCCGACCACTTCCAGATGATCGACGGCCGGCTGTTCTACCAGTACGGGGCGAACGGCGTCCGGGCAAACATCAGGCTCTATGACCTGGCGGCCAACACGGAAGCGGCGAAGTGGGGACCGTTGAACGACGCGCTCGCGCCCGAGGGGTTCTACTACGACAAGACCTCGCGCACGCTGTTCCTGCTCAATGACGGCGGATTCCACGACTCGGTGGGGAACATCAAGCTGAACGTGGTGTTCCAGTACAAGGTTTCGCCGCCTTAGAACTTGCAGCGGCGGATCGCAAGATCGCCGGCGCATTCGCCGGCCAGCTATGCGCCGCGGTGATCGGTATCCGCGGGTGCCGTGCGACGGCCGCTGCCCACGCGGGCGATGAACTCGGAGAACCTGGCGAGGCTGACTGCTTGCCGATTATCGCAACGCGGGCAGACAAGGACCGCCCCGCCTGCAACAGTGATCAACCCCTGGCCGGACGAGGCCGTGAACGTCCAGCCGCACGGCAGGCAGCTGCACTCCACGGCGGTCACCTCGAGGAGCCTTTCGGCCTCATCGGCTTGACCATCGACGCGCAGGAGATAGAACTGTCCGGTGTTGGGCATGGGCCCCTGTGTTCTCGACGGGGCCGGGATGCCTCGGAGGTGAATCATAGCCGTCCGCTTGTTAAGTTTCGGCAGACGCCGTCGCTCACGGGGCCTTGAGCTTGCCGTGGTGTAATCCGGCCATGTGCTATTCCGCTCAGATCAAGGCCGACTACCACAAGCTCGTGCGCGAGTTTGGCGCGGTCGTGTCTATGGAGGAATTCGCGGCCCTGTATGCCCACGATCCGGGCAAGAAGCGGCCGAAGACGCCGAAGGCCATGGACGATGCGTTCGCCGCGGGCAAGACACCTGCCGAGCGTTCGGTCTGGGCGGCAATCCAGGACTGGAACGCCGGCGACGCCACTGCCTTCGAGCAGGAGCTGTTCACCCAGAAGACCCGCTTGGTCAACGCCGAGCGCGCGCTGCAGACCAAGGTCACGAAGAAGGCCGAGAACGACGTGCGGGTGGCCACCAACAAGATTGCCCGGGCCCAGGGCAAGTTGGCGGACCTCCGGCGCACTGAGCACGTGGCACGGGACTCGCGCATCTTTCCGGGCGTCTATGGCACCGTGATCGTGTCAGAGGGTGGCAAGCGAGTGGTGAAGCCGATGCGCTACCAGTGCCGACTGGCCGGGAAGCCGGCCAGCTATGACCAGCGCTACCCCGGCACCTACAACGCTAGGCGCGACAGTCTCGAGGGTTTCTGGCGGCCAGCCTTCGGCTACACGCATGCACTGATGGTGGTCGATACCTTCTACGAGAACGTGGAAGGGCCGGACGGCGGCAACCAGGTGGTGCAGTTCACGCCTCGCACGGGCGATCCGATGCTGGTGGCCTGCCTGTGGTCGCACTGGGTGGACCCGGCCGGCAAGGAGCCCGATCTGCTGTCCTTCGCCGCCATCACCGATGACCCCGAGCCCGAGGTCGCCGAGGCCGGCCATGACCGGACGATCATCAACATCAAGCCCGAGCACGTGGATGCCTGGCTCAACCCCAACCCGGCCGACCTGGGCGCGCTCTACGCGATCTTCGACGACAAGCGGCATCCGTTCTACGAGCATCGGCTGGCAGCGTAGGGTAGCGCCCACGCTGCCGCACGCAGTTGGCCTATGGTCCCCGGGTGTGTCGGGGCCGATGATCGACATGCCGGATCCGGGATCCGCAGGCAGCTCAGCCCGGATGCTGGGGCGCCTGAGCAGCGCCCCGTCGGCACCTTTGCATCGCCTCGACGCTCCATCGCGGAATCTGAGACCCGCCCGTATCTTGCACCCATGGTTCGGGGAGATATGAAGGAGCGTCCCCGCTGGCGCGGGGACGTCCGTCCTCGAAGTAGTCAGGTGCGGATCAGCAAATTTTGAAATGCGTCGTGTAACGGCTTGGAGTTGGGTCCCCCACTACTGGCAAACGTACTCAGTGGCGCTATTGAAAAACCTGTCGTAGTAGTCTCTGGGCATATTGCCATTGCCGAAGTACACAAGCTCTGTACGGTAGTAGTTGGCGACGCCATAGACTCCCGGCGAGCTACAGGTCGCCGGCATCGGGCCTGGGTAAGACTGACCGCTGAAGGTGTAGTGGTACTCCTCACAGGAATAGCCGCCGCCAACGGCTTCGGGATCTGGTCTACAGGTGCCGACAGTGCCCTTCATATCTTGAAAACCGGTGTACGCGTCGGTGGGGCACGAGCCCAGCCCTTCCGGACCCCAGTCGCCGTACAAGTAGACGCCGCTCGGCCCATCCACGCCGCCGTGACAGAAGTTGGTATAGGCCACCGGATAAGGCTGGATGGTCTCTGAATCCACCCATAGCAGGCGGCCCGTTGGCACCCACTGACCGGCGAGCGCGCTCTGGGCGAAGCCGACCGACAACAGAGCAAGGGACATGCCCAACATCAGGCGGCGCGAGTTAGATCGGGTAGTCCTGCCATGGTTTTGCATTGGGTTCACTTCCATCTCTCCATGAGTAAGGTAGTGCTGCACTGCTCCTGCACGGTGGCAACAGCACGGCAGAGGTGCAATCGGAAAACCGCTCAAGAGACTGTAGGTAAAGGCCCACCGCACGATGCGTTGAAGCTGCCGGTCCCCAGCCACGCCGCCGTCGGTCGCCCGCCACATGCGCTTCTTCGAGCGGATGCGGGACACGTTCGTCCTTCGCGGGGCGCAGACTCGTCGTCGGCGGACACTCGGCCGGAGTGCTGCACGTAGCTCAGCCTGGGGGCTGGGGGCGCCTGAGCAGCGTCGTGCCGGCACCTTTGCATAGCCCTGCCGCGCCGTCGCGGAATTTGAGACCCCGGCCCGTATGCTGCGCCCATGCTCCCGCCCTGCAACTTCACCGGCTTCATGACTGCACCTCAGCCTCAAGGTTGGGTGCAGCACGGCGAGCACTGGGGGCTGTGGTGGAGAAATCGTCAGATCGCAAGCGTGCAGGCTAGTTCCCACGGGGTCCGTGTCGTCCTGGCCTGCAGGAAACTGTGGGAAGACAAGGAGGTCAGGGCGGCCAGCGTGCGTCAGGGCAAACGCTACGCTGAGCGGTGGTGTGCGGCCCGGGTACTGGAGGGTGTGCCTCTGAGGGAGGCTGTGGCTCGGCTGGTGGCCAACGACGAGCCGGCCCGCAAGCTCTCCCGCACCGAGATCCAGCAGCAGAGACGACTGGACGCGATTCCGAACCCGAAACTGTAGCGACAGTCAGCCGGCGTTGCCTCCGTATCGGCGCGTGCGACCGCCGGCGGCGACAGTGGCTGCATGGATCAGAAGAGCATCGGCAAGGCGCGCTGGGCGCGCGCGAGGGCGGCTTCGCTATGGCAGCAGGCCGACGATCTGGACAGCATTCGCAGCGGCGACTGGCGGGCGAGGGCGACACGCCGGCGCGGGGCTGATCGCCTGCGAACAGAGGCAGCGAAATTTGATGGCATCGCCGCGCGACTGTGCCCGGTCGATGACGAGCAAGCCGCATGAGGCCTTCTGCGATCCGTGCAAATTCCGTGCAACATGCAAAAAGAAAAAGGCCCGCATCGCTGCGAGCCTTTAAAAAGTGGTGGCCGGGGACGGAATCGAACCGCCGACACGGGGATTTTCAATCCCGTTGTCGAGTGCCTGGCATGACCTTCAACTGCCTATGTTGGCGTCTTCATATCTTCAATGACGATGTCATGGAAGAGCTTTGCGACATAGGTTAGCAGCGGGCGGCAGAGAACGAGGAAGAAGGTCTCAGGGTCCACCACAGCTGCCTGTTTGATGTTATCACTTCGTCCGCTCATCTGATGGAAGTAGCGATTTCTGGATGTGAGTAAGATGGTGTGAAGTTGATCGAAACGAACGGATATAACTTGATTATCGATGGTGCTGGGCGTGACATCCTCGGGGCGCCATTTGAGGATTTGGTTCCTAATGAGTGCGAACTGTCGTCGCCTGGTCTCGTCTGAGCCAAGGAAGTGAAAGTCAGTCGTCGCCTCTTTTTCGTCGTCTTCGTATGTGGCATCGATGAACTTTTTAAAGAAGGCTAGTTCTCCTGCGCTGCCGTCACTTTTTGAATCTGCGAGCCACTTCTTTAGATTGTCAAATGAGCCTATGTAATCCCGGCTTTTGGATGCGTAGATAAGGGGGAAAGCGTAAGAAATTCTCTCGTACGCGCGATATATGTGGAGGAATGACGATATTCCCTGGCCGTTTTCGGCCGCACAGGCTGCCACCGTTATTTCGCTGAGAAAGTCGTCATAGAAGATACGGTTACTTTCGCTCGCTCCCTTGAGGTGTTCGTTGTAATCCTGTGCGGTTATCCCTTCTTGATAGGTGTCCAAGAAGGAGAGGTCTAATGTGCTGTTCTCGGAGGCTGCCGATTCAAGAAAATTGGTGGCAACTATGGTTACCTCGTCGTTTTCTGAATTTGAAATTTCGCATGTTCCGCATAGAACTCTGAGACAGGTCGCCTCTGGGCGCGTCTGCGCAGTTATGGCGAACTCATCGAGTCCATTCAGTTGGAAGTTATCTCTGTCCCTGTAAATAACAAAGTGCGCCATTAGGTCGCCGTCTCTTCATTGCACCACTCAATGAGGTCGTTCACTTCGTAGTTCTGCAGAACGTCGAGTGAGCGAATGTACTTGAAGGACAGCTCTCTTCTGTATTTTCCGAGATTTACCTTTGCGGCGTTGATTGCTTTGAACGCCTCGTCAAATCTTCCACAAAGCTCGCCGAACTCAGTCGGACTCTTCTCGCTGAGTAGGGCATGGCTATTTTTCACCCCAACGCAGAAACCGATAAGATTGTTTTGTGTCTTTAGCCATGCTTTTGCTGTCTGATCTTGCGCGAAGCGATCAATCATGCTCAGGATATCTTGGAACTCGATTCCTTGCGCGGGACCGGCCTGCATGATCTTCGATATGATCAGCTCATCCATCTTTTCCGCAATGATGCGAGTATTGTCGTTGTGCAAATTATCCGTCAGGAAAGCGAGGTAGCCCTTCGAAATGTCTGCGAGGTTAAATGCGCCCCTCACAATTCTTTCAGATCGCTCTTTCTCGGTCTGGACGGCGATTCCAAGATCCTGGAAGTCGAAAAGCTCTTGCGTCAATACCTCGATCTGATGGCGCGGGCTCATGGGCTTTTGGCCATTGTTGAGCGTAATCATGCGGTAAAGAAGCATGTCCTTCTTCGCGGCGATTACCACTGAAAGGTAAAGATTTCTATCAGGGTCGAAGCTGTCATGGCCGCGAACGATAGCCAGGTTGTGCAGGCGCTGCATCCCGTCAAGGATGTATCCCTTTTCGAGATGATTGTTTATGTACTGCTGGAAATCAAAATCCGGCGTGCCGAAGTCAGGGTTTTCGGCCACAAGGGCAACCGTGATCGGCGGCATGATGCAGCCTTGAACGATGTCTCGTCGCAAGCGCTCATAGAAGGTCTGGCTTTGAATTTTTCTTTGCGCTTCGAAGCGTCCGATGAGTGGATGAAGTTTATCCAGTGCATATCCATAAGAGCAGTGTCCGCTCAGCACCCAGCTGTCAATTACGAGGTCTTTATCTACATGGGAGATGTTGATCATGCTGCTCTTATCCTGAAGACGTTGTTGCGTCGAGTTAGGGAGGGCTGCACAGCGGTTTGAGGTCCAACTCATCTCGGTGCGTAGCGTCTTTTGGGCGAAGCATATGCGAGAACGGCCCTAGCTGCTTGGTGAAGTCAACGTCGCAACGTCAAGCCATGGCTTGAGCTGTCTGCGAACCAATGCGCAAAGCGTCTAGGTAATCTGCCCACACCTGCATCATGCGGATACGCTCGGCCAAATGGGTAGTGCGGTTGTAGGCCCGCCCGTTCGGGTCCTTTACCGCATGCGCCAGTTGATGCTCGATGATGTCCGGCCGGAAGCCCAGCACCTCGTCCAGGAGAGTGCGCGCGGTCGCTCGGAAGCCGTGGCCGGTGGCCTTGTTCTTGTCGAATCCCAGCACCCTTAGCGCGGCCAGCACTGCCCCCTCTGACATGGGGCGCCTCACGCTCCGCCCACCAGGAAACACGTACTGGCCCCGTCCTGTGAGCGGGTGCAGTTCGCGTAGCAACTGAACCGACTGTACGGACAGTGGGACTAGATGCGCCTGCCGCATCTTCATTCGTGCCGCCGGGATGCTCCAGAGGGCTGCATCGAGGTCGATCTCGGCCCACTCTGCCTGCCTGAGCTCCCCGGGCCTGACAAACAGCATGGGCGCCAGCTTAAGCGCTGTTTGGACGATGACCGTGCCCCGGTAAGAATTCAGGGCGCGCAGCAGTTCCCCCAGCTCAACCGGGTCGACCACGGCCGCATGATTGCGCTCAGGGGCAGGGGGCAGGGCTCCGCGCAGGTCAGCGACGGGATTTCGCTCGGCGCGCCCGGTGGCGATCGCATACCGCATGATCTGTCCGCAGTTCTGCATGATCCGGTGGGCAGACTCGATCGCGCCCCGGCCTTCGATGCGTCGCGCAACGCGCAGGAAGTCGGGGGTGGTCAGCTCGCCGACCGGTCTGGATCCGATCCAGGGGAACACGTCGTTCTCCATCCACGCCACAACCTTCACCGAGTACTTCGGCACCCAATCCCGCTTGGCGAGCCACTCGCGCGCCGTGACTTCGAAGGTGTTAGCCCCGAGTTCGGCTTTCGCTTGGGCCACTGCCTTGCGGTGCTCGCCAGGGTCGACACCCCGAGCAAGCATCTGGCGCGCGTCCTCGCGTCGCTGCCGGGCAAGGGCAAGGGGCACGTCCGGGTAGACGCCCAGGGCCAGGCGTTTCTCTTTTCCGTCGAACCTGTACTTCAGGCGCCACCACCGGCCATCCTTCGGAGAGATCTCCAAGTAGAGGCCGCCGCCGTCGAACAGCTTCTGGGTCTTCTCCGCCGGCTTGGCGCGCCGCAAGGCAAGATCGGTAAGTGGGGGCATCTGACTGGGGGCATGGGGTAGATGCCCCAGAATATGCCCCCACGGTCTCACGACCTGCAACGCACTGGGCCGAACGAAGCCGGAAATAAAAAAGCCCGGGAACCCTTGTTGTGTAAGGGTTCCCGGGCTTCTTAGGATCCTTTCGAACCCTTCAATGGTGGAGGTGGGCGGAATTGAACCGCCGTCCGAAGGCACTCCATCCCCGGTACTACATGCTTAGCTCACCGTTAGATCTCATCCTGTGGCAGCACGGTGTGCAAAGCGCACCCCAGGACCAGCCTGCTTTAGTTAAGTCGTGACTGACAGGCAGCCATCACAACCGGTTCCGTGATAATGACCCTACATCTACGAGCACGGGCACAAGTAGGTTCGGGGGTTCGCCTAAGGCGGCTGTAGAACTAAACGCTAAAGCTGTTTTTAGGCAGCGATTGCGAAGTCGTTCGAACCGTAGTTGTCGTCGTTGGCAACTAAAAGTTTGCTGCTGGATTAACGAGGAAAGCTGCCCCCTCGGCATGCACCAAGTAACTTCACAACCCCCGTCGAAACCAATGCACCCCCGGTTTCTTCAAGAACCGCACTTCATCCGGAAACAGCACCGGACGTCTACTTGACGGGTTGGATGCTACTCCAATCCAGCTGAACAGTCACCTTGCCCGCCAGGTACTTACTTCTGCAGCTGGCGGCGGCTGTCGGCCTTGTGGCGGGCCTTTTCCTTCTTCAGGCGGTTGTGCTCGTTGCGCACGGTCATCGCCTGCTTCTTGGCCTGCGGTTCGACCCGCGCCATCAGCGATTCCACCTGGGCCACCAGGCGGCGATGCTCCAGGCTGTCGTAGCTCTGCGTCTCCGAGGCGACGCGCTTGGCGTTGCGGATCAGGTAGGTCAGCACCTTGAGCAGCGCGGCCGGGTCCATGGCGCGGGCGAGTTCGTCAAAGATGAACTCCAGCGCCGCCACGTCGGCGCGCAGGGTGGTCAGTTCGTCCGCCGCCAGTGCGGGTGCCGGGGTAGTTTCGAGAGTCACGCGCGGATCCTTTCCGTATCAATGCGGGGATTCTGACAGTTGTGCGGGGTTGGCGGGGAAAGATCGTTGTCCTGCTGGCGTCCGCAGGTCAGGCGGGTCGGGCACCCGGGTGCACGGGCGGACTACAATCCGGCCCCGGAAGAGCGGTTGCAGACAGGGACGAGGCGTTGAAGAAGCAGGTGTGGATTGCAGTGGCAGTGCTGGTGGTGGCGGTGATCGGAGCCGCCAGCGTTTGGCGGTCGACGTCGGGTGCGCAGGCGCCTCACTGGGCAGGACAGGCGTCGAAACCGGCCGTACAGGCGGCCACGCCTTCGGTTGAAGCGGCGCCGCCCCCCTCGACCAGACCGCCCCATCCCTTCCCCGATCTCCCCCGCTCGCGGGAGGGCCTGGATATCGCCCAGGACCCCTTCAGCAGCGGTCACCCGGAGGAGGGGCGCTGGCTCGACCAGCACGGCTTCCCCAATGGCGCGCAGTGGGCCCGCTATCAGCAGGCCTCCGATGCCGAGCTCGACCAGGCGGCACGGGCAGGCGACACGGTGGCGGCAACGATGCGCGATGCGCGGCGGTTGGGCGTGGACCCGAAGGCCGAAAGTCGTCTGCTGGCCGCCGGCGCGGAAGGCGATCTGTTCGCGCTGAGCCTGCTGTCGTCCTGGAAGGCGGGTGCCCATGCGGCAGGGATTCCCGAGGCCTACGCGATATCCCGCGTGGCCGAGATGCGCGGTGATCTCACGACGGCGCTGCACCGGGAGATGATGCTGGGGGCGCGGCTGAGCGGCGAGCAGCGCCTGCTGGCCGAGGGCGAGGCGCTGCATCTAAACCTCCATCTCAATGCGTTGTATCGCCAGAAGCACGGCGTGGACCCGCCGCCGGTGGAGATGCGGCCCTACCTGGCCGATCCGGACGATAGCGCGCGCTGA